AGGGCAGCGGGAACCTGTCCACCATGACAACCGGCAAGATAAAAGAATTGTTTGTTGAATTTCTCAGGATTGAACGCCTTGCAGAATACGAAAAGCAATGCAAGATAGCAGTAAGTTACTGTCAAAAAAAGATTGATGTTCTTTCGGGTAAAATTGAAACGTGTGATTTTGAATTGATGGGGCTCCAAAATATTGATGAAGAAATCAAGGGGAGCAATATTATTATTTCAAACACTGAATTGTCCCTTGATGACAAAAACAAAGAAATCAATTCTTTTGATATCACTATCAATGATCTGAATTCCAAGGCCAAAAAGCAGATAACCGATATTGTCAGAAAAGAAGAACTTGAAACTGAATTGAAGAAACTGAATCGTGACCGGGACCAGCACCAGATAAAAATCAATTTTGATTCCGGTGTCTTCCTTGATAAAAAAGCCCTGCTTGATAAAGAAATGGTATCAATTGATACTATCCTGGCAAATAAAGAGAAAATATTAAAAGCCGCTACCAGGATCAACAACCTTGAAAGATGGGAACAATATTTTTCAGACTGCTTTGAATGCTCCATTGAAGAACAGACCAGATTCAATAGAGAGATTAAGGATGTCGAGAACAAAAAACAGGGCCTGGTTGAAAAGCTCACAGATCTTGAAAATGATATTGTCCTGGACGGATTAAAAACCACTCTGCAATATCTGGAAAATAGAAGAGTTCATTTTGATACAGAAGACACAATCTTCAAAAACAAACTCAAGTCAGCTGAGAATGATTTTTCTTTGATGCAGGCATCACAGAACGTGAAAGCCTGTCAAGAAAAAATTGCAATATCAATTGATCCTGATTGTAAAAGCCTAATGTGTCCGGCTTCTGACATGGTATCAGAGGCAAGGGAAGCATTGCCAGGACTTGAAAAGATTGAATCTGATATCAAAGCAAAGCTTGATTCAAGTATCAAAGTGATAGGGACAGCAATCACGCTTTGCAATGCCAACCTTGTTGATATTGCTCATAGAATTGACCGTTGTTCAAAAGATTACAAAAATCGTTATGATGCTATCATGATGAAATCATCTGGTTTAAATAAAAAGGTTTCAGAATTAGACACAGCAAAAAATGAATTATATTCAAAATACCTTATTGTCGATGAATTCAAAGGATTTTACAAATCCAAACGGAATGAGAAACGGCAATTAATTTCTGATCTAAAGGACCTCTCTTCTCAGAAACCACAGATTGAAATCGCTGAAGAAAAAAAGATTTCCATTGAAAAACAGACCAAACAGCTTGTTGACGATAATACAACCAGGATGGCAGACCATGCCACCAATGCACTTTCAAATGCAGGCGATATTAAGACAAAAAAAGAATCGATATCAAAAATTGATGATGATATTGATTCTGATATTGCTGATAAAATCAATGAAGCTGAAACAAATAAGGCCGATTCCGTAACAAAAAAGGCCGGTATTGTAAAAACCCTTGATGAATTGAAAGAAAGCGCAGCAGTTTTGAAAAACAACCTTTCCAGGAAAAAAGATATTTCCATAGATCTTGAATTAAGAAAATCTGAAGAAAAGGCCATTAAAAAAGAGTTGTCTGAATGGGAATATTTGCGGCTGGCATGTTCAAAGACAGGTTTGCAGGCACTTGAAATTGATGGTGCTGCGCCATTGATTACATCAGAGGCGAATACTCTTCTTGAAAAAGCATTTGGCCTTGACTCACAAATTAAGATTATCACCCAGGACCCAGAGACAGGGAAAGAAGTTTTCTGGATAAAGGTAATTCGTGAAGATGGATCAGAGGATGACTTTTCAAACCTGTCAGGCGGTCAAAAAGTATGGATTTCAAAAGCTTTAAGCCTTGGCATGACCCTTGTATCAAAACGCAAGTCAGGCCGCAATTTCATGACGTTGTATGCAGATGAAGAGGACGGAGCCCTTGACGGTGAAAAGGCGCTTGAATTTATCAAGCTTTACAGATCCATGATGTTGACCGGGGATTTTGAAACCTGCTTCTTTATTTCTCATAATCCTGAAGTTGTTGGCATGGCTGATCATGTTATTGATTTTGGTGCTTTATGAAGATCTCTGAGCAGATAGCAAAAGAAATTAATGAATCTGACAATCCCTTAAAGACAGCGATTGATAATGGTTGTCAACTTTCAATGAGGCAGCCTACGGATTATGAAAAAAAACACAGGATCGTAACCTATAATTTTGTTTTGCCGGTTGCTATTAAAAAGATTGATATCAAGTTTAACTTTGATTTTGATAGGGATTAAAAAATGTTAAGAAAAATGCAATCAGATTTTAAATATGTCATTGATGGAATCAAGGAAGGATCAGGAGTCAAGAAAATTGATATCCTTGGCACCCCAGGCGCAGGAAAAAGCGCCATTCCGATCCAGGCATGTGAATTGATCAAGGCCGGGCTTGCTGATGCAATGGCCTGGTTTGTTCCAAGATCTGCATTGCAAAACCAAGGGGAGCACGGATTCATTGACCCTTTCTTCATGAGTCTTTTTAACCATAATTTCCAGATACGGGAATCAACGAACGAATTTAACCCGTGCCGTGGAACCAATGGTTTCGTGACAACATATCAGGCCATTGGTGTGGATACCAAGAAGACTGTTTTAAGAGAGGTTAAGTCTAAACGATATATAATCATCCTGGATGAATTCCATCACCTTGAAAAGAATGGCGTATGGCATGAGGCAATCAATGAAATAGTCATGGCCGGTCATTTTCTTATATTAATGACCGGCACACTTGGACGTGGTGACAAGAAAGAAATTGCCTATATTAATTATAAAAACAAAAGACCGTTTTTCAAAAATTGTGGCGAAGAGGCTTTGATTGTTTATTCTCGGATCGACGCTTTAAAAGAAAGGGCCATCCTTCCAATTGAATTTCATCTGTCTGATGGTGAATTTGAGTGGGCCAAAAGGAATGGCCAGCATGCAAGTGTGAGCTCTTTTAAACAGGCATTCACTCCACAACAAAAGTCAGAGGCTTTGTTCACTGCAATTAATTCAGAGTTTGCGGCTGATTTGCTGAGATCGTGTGTTATGTCATGGCAAGCCCTTAGAAAGAAAAATAGCAATGCAAAGCTGTTGATTGTGACAGCTGGAAAGAAGCAGGCTGAAGATGCCCTTTATATGTTGAATCGTGGTGGTAGCGTTAAGGCTGAAATAGCAACGTCCCACGAATCAAAGAAGGCTATTAAATCAATTAAGAGATTTAAAGATGGGTCCTGTATTTGTCTTAGTACAATTGCCATGGCATATGAAGGACTTGACGTTCCTGGCATAACTCATATCTGTGTATTGACCAACATCAGATCAAGGGAATGGATAGAACAGATGCTTGCAAGAGGCGTTAGAATTGACAAGCACCAGGCAGCTGGAAGGTATGAAGATCAAAAATGTTATGTTTTCGCACCCATGGACCGGCAATTTAAGAAAGTTGTTGACATGATCAGAAAGCAACAGGTTTCAGCAATTGACCAGTTTGCAAAAGTTATGATTCCGAAACCGGAAGTTGAACCGGATCAGGACGATGATGAAGATAAAGTGAAAAAAGGTGATATAACTCCAATATCTGGGGCTCTCACTGGAAAAGATAGTTTTCTCATGGGGCTCTCTGATGGTGAAGTTGTTGGGCCTGATCCGGTAAGTAATATTCCTGTGATGACAGTCAAAGAACAGGAGCTTTTTATCAGAAAGACAATATCTTCTCATGTGAATAAATATTGTTTTGATAACCGGTATAAACCGCAACGCATAAACCATGAAATTAAGTTAAAATTTGGTAAGGCCAGGAAGATAATGGATTTATCAGAATTAAAAGCCCTTATGGAATATCTTATAAAGAATTATCCTTCTGAAAGATTGGAAACGATAAGAGATATCAAAGGGATAAGCGTTCCAAGAGGTAGAAGTGTAAGGGTAACGAATAAAGTCAAGCCTTTTATTGGCAATAGTGATGTAATCAGGCAATCAAACTATGATATCTTTGATCAATTGATGGGTAAAAAATGCTAATAACTATTTCAGATGCAAACAATCTGCGCCTTTGTGTCAAATGCAATTTTGCCGGAAGAAAAAACAAAGAGCAAAAACCCTGTAATTATCATGCACATCCTTCTTTGAATTATAGGAATATACCTTCTGGAATGTGCGCCTTAAGGCTTGAAGATCGTGACAGGATGTTCAGTGATTATGGAAAAGACAGAAAAGGGAGGCTTGAAATAAAATGAAATCATTATCACTTAGGCAAAGGATCAGGTACGTTAAAATATCGTGCCAGCCATGGAAACAATACCGTGGTGAAATCAATTTGCTTTGTGTTAGTGGTCAATGTCTTTTTTCGAATAAGGGTTTGCCATGGGATACCCTTGAAATAGAATTAAGATCTGAAGGATGGATTGGAGAAAATGAAAGTTTGTGGGATATATTGTCATCTGAGCAGCAGCTTAAAAGGAGTTTGGATCATAGTGAACTTAAGGAACCTTTTGATGAAACTTGGACAGATGAAGACTACGAATATTTTTATAATAATTTATAGGAGAAGTCATGAAAAAAGAATTATTTTTAGAATCGGCGTTGGCATGTAAGGCGGTTTACAAGTCATATTTTGATTTAGGTACAACGGAATTCACGGTGTCCATTATTGAGATTGATGGCGAACATATCCAGATGATAGCGATAGCCGGAACAAATGAAAAAAAAGATTGGATTAAAAATCTTGATTTGCGTTCTAAATGTGGGATAAAAATTGATGCTTACAATTCTGCATTTAAGATTTTAGGTTACTGTAAGGCGAACAAGCTTATAAACTCGCGAATGCCTATCCTGGTCACTGGTCATTCAAAGGCAGGCCCAACGGCCATAGCATATCACAGGTTAATTAAAAAATATTATCCGGCTTTCGCGTCTAAATGGTGCGTTGTGTTTGCCCCGGCCAGGGCCTTGAGATATTGGGCAAATAGAAAAATGAATAATACTTTTGTTTTTACTGATCCTGATGATCCAGTATCTTTCTTTGGTAGAATTAGTTTTGGCCATCCAAAGTGCAAACATTTTAAAGCAGAAAATAATAATTTTGGGTTTAAGGTTGATGATCATGATATTGATCACTGGGTTAGATATTGTGCCAAGATGAAGAAAGATCTTGACTATATGTCAAATATATAGTTTTGTACGTCTAAACTATATTTTAACCTTAATCAAGGGGTTTACACATGGAAGATGTCATTTGCACAGTTTGCGGCCATAAAATAGAGGGTTCCGGTAATCAGAAGACCGGAAGACCAAAGCAGTTTCATCAAACTTGCCGGGAATTGAACAACGCATTTTCTTTATTGCAAAACAGGCTTGAGGCATACAGGGCTTTAAATCCTTTGAAGGCTCAGAAAAAAGCAATCCGCAGTTCATTGTGGAGTTTGGCAAATGGAATGAATTAATTAATGATATTTGATGCAATCGATTATGAATGGAAGGATACGAAAATGGAAGAATTGATCAAAAAACTTAGGGAAAAGCTTGCAGTTGAAAGGCGCACTTTGAAATGGTGGCATGGTGAATATATTGGAAAAACTTTTAAATATAATTATTTCATCAGGATGATAAATACACCTGATTCAGTCAAACCAGAGTTGAAAAATATTATTCAAGAATATACTGAATAATAAAAAAGGGCGGTTTCTGAACCATTCAGAGCCGCCCTTTTTACAACTTATCATCCAACCAAAAGAATGTATTATCTACCGTTTTAATTTCATTATGTCAAATTATTATATTGACTATCTAAATTCAATTGTATATGGAATAGGAATAGTATCATATAATTTAGGAGAAAACATGAAAGTCATTGATGGGAGAGGCCAGAATAAAAAAGAAATTGCAAAAAAAAACCAGATTATTGTAAGCGAATGGTTTAGGAAAAACCCGAATTCAACGATAAGCCAGTGTTGCCATGCCGTTGGAATGACATATAAGACTGTTAGAAAACATATAGATACATGTCAAAGTGAACTCTATGAATAATGATATAAGATTGTCATTAACATTTAGACATCATAGGAAAAGGAAACGGTTATTCCATCGGTTAGGGTCCAAAGGTGTTATTTCCCTTATAGATTTATGGTGTACGGCAGCAGAACAATACTCTGATGGATGCTTTAAAAATTACACCAAAGAAGACATTGAAATTGATGCCGGATGGGATGGGGAACCGGGTGAATTCTTCTCAGCAATTATTGATATTGGATTCCTGGATGAATCAAAAAATGGGTTCTGTTTGCATAATTGGCATAAGCACCAGGTCTGGGTTTCCAAATCAGAAGAACGGTCGAATATCTCAAGATTAAACATCATGTCAAAGAAACATAATCGTGTTTTTAAAGAATTACAGGCCCTGGGTATAAAATCGGTAAATCAAGCAGATTATGCGTTGCTTACCGACAATCAAGTATCGCTTAAGCAACGCTTAGCAGATTTTAAGCATCGCTTAAGCAATGCAATAAGCGATGCTTCGAAAAATGGAAGCGATCCGAAGCCCAATGCCCTGCTCCGTTATCCGTTATCCGTTACCCGTTATCCTAAACCTATTAATAAAAAAACCCCAGAGACAAAGCCAGAAGAAAAACAAACATTCAAGCCGATAAAAAAGAAAAACACCCCGGCAAAAAGCGCCGGGACTTTTACACATAAAAACAAAAATGTAAAAAATTCAGATTATAGTATTAATTTATCAGATGTGTTTTTGAATATAAATAATTCCTGTAAAAAACTCTTTTCTCTCCCTGCAAAAAAACAATCAAGAAAAGCATCATTTAATCCAGAGGCATGGGCTCAAAAAATGGTGAATAATAAAAAACATCCTGGTGCAATTTTAAAATGCCTTGATGGTTTGATTATGTATTGGGATACCACAGGCGATCCATGGGGGTATTGTACTGAGAATTTAAAAAAGTATAATGGAAATTTTAACGAACAGGAATCGATTGCAATTCATGAAGATTTAAAAAATAATTATAACAATGACCAGCTTGCTAAATTGACAGCTGGATTAATTAAGGAGCTTTAAAATGAATATTAAAAAAATACTTATGATAACTTTTTCTTTGTGTTTTGGTTTGGCTATGCTTTCGAGTCTTAGGAATTTTATTGAGTTTGGATTTATTCATTCTTTGCCATATGCTTTTGTTGGTATTGTTTTTCTTGTGTTGGCTGGCACTATTAATGAAAGTATCAAGAAAAAACGATCATGAATTTGACGAAAGAAGCAAAAGACAGGCTTTATAGCCAGCTGGTGAAACTTGGTGATATGATAGGCGATGGCGATCAAGAACCATGGGTTAATAAAGAATATGCAAGGGTTTTAAATGCACTTGGTATCGGTCCAAAGAGAAAAAACCGTAGCGTTCAGATCAATAAGTTTATGAAAAAAAGGGTTATTGATGCTAAATGTCTTAAATGCTCAGGGATATTAAAACAAACGAAATCCGGTTCTATGCGTGGCATTTGCGTTGATTGCGGTTCTAAATATTGGCTTATGAAAATTGGAAAAAATAAATGAAATCAATAAGTCTTATTGAAAATATTAGCTCAAAAGAATTAAAAATTGAACATATACCGCCTAGTGAGTTACAGAAGAAAGAAAGGCTTTTGAAAGTAAAGGTTTCATTACCATGTGATTTTTTTAAAATAACAGATGAAATAGAGAGGCGAGATGATGAAATTTGAAGTATTTGACATTGATCCGGTCCCAAAGCCAAGACAAACGCAGGCGGCACAGTGGAAAAAAACACCAGCAGATGAGCGCTATTATCACTTTAAGGATGAAATAAAACGTTTTAAGGTGGCTATACCAGAATCAGGCTATCATGTCTTATTTGTGTTAAAAATGCCCTTGTCTGGGAAGTATAAAGGAAAAAAAATAATCCGGCATAGTGCTTGCCCTAAAACACCAGATAAGGATAATCTTGAAAAGGCTTTGCTTGATTCGATTTTTACACAGGATTCCCATATTTGGGATGGCCGGGTTTCTAAAGTCTGGGGGGATGCTGGGAGAATTGTTTTGATTACTGGGATTGAGACTGAATGGATAAAAATTTTTCTGGATGATGTTTTATAGTATGGCATCAATAATGCAATATATAACGTGCGTGAACCGCATATCTACTTATTGGAGCGGACTATGACAAATTTTGAAAGATTAGAGAAAACAATAATTGATTGGAAGGCCTTTTTAGCAATTGCTGAAGTTAATGGAGACAGTCCAATGATTAGGCATTACTCAAGCGGTCTTGGTGCTTTAGAATCGGCCCTGAATAGTTTCAAAAGGCCGTCCAATACTCAAATGCAGACGGAGGCCTGTAAACGTAACCCGAAAGAATGTGATTTTTACGACGGTATTGGTTGTGCCGGGGTGCCTACTTTATGCACCGGTCGGCCCCGCTGATTCCCGTCATTAGGAGGACTTAAGTATGAGTAAATTATACCAAATCGAATTTGACGAACTTTTTGAAAATGAACGCCAAGCCGTAGTCTGTTATCTTAGCTTAGAGCGTCGGTATCTCAGGCTGTGTAAGCATTTCCGAGAGGAAACAGGTATAGGTATGCCGCCTCCTAATAAAGAAGTTGCAAACGTATGTGCTAAATGCGGTTTCAGGTTACACAGTTTTAAAGAATTCGAACAGTGTATAAATTTTTACTGCGGTGTCAAATACCCGCACAACGCTGAACTTTAGTATTGGAGCGGACTATGAAAGATTTTGAAAGTTTTGAAGAATTACGAGAGCATTGGAAGGCTGCTGAAAATGCTGCTGCTGAAGTTGATAAATACTATGAAGCAGAACGTTATTACCAGAGAGTTTATGCGCTTGACGCAGCCATGAAAATCAATAATAAGCCGTCCAATACTCAAATGCAAACGGATGAGCTTATGTCTTGCCCTAACTGCAAGATTGACAGAGTTGAAGGCTTTAATTTTTGCTATAAATGTGGCCGGAATTACGCTCACCGCTGATTCCCGGCATTAGGAGGACAACATGGAAATTGAAGATTTTTCTTACTGGCTACAACAACACACGGTTTCACGGAAATATAATAATGAAAAAAAGATGGATGATAAACGGTATTTTGTAAGCAGGAATGATGTGGTTGAACTTTTCAACACAATCAACCGGCCTCCTAATAACACGGTTGAACACGATCAGGCTAAGAAATGCTCTGTATTTAAGCGGTGTCGTTATCGTGAATTGCCTGATTGTAACGACCAGTGTAGGCATAAACCGCCTGTCGGTTAACTGAGATATTATTTTTTTTAAAAACAAGGAGAAGCATTATGGAATTAACAGAGAATGAATTATTAGAAATAAAATATGCATTTCAGGAGTTTTATAATTCTAAAGATACATCTAAAAGCGATGCAGAGGAACTTGCCTTTTCAAAAGTCTGCAATCTGGAAACTAAAACGCAACACAATATAAGTATGATTTTTTTTAGAGGCTTTGTAGCTGGACGCAAAGGGGCAGTGGTGGGAAGATATTGAAATGGTTTTTGAATAGGGGTGATTATGGAAAATATTGAAATGATAAAAAAGATTCGTGAGCTTTGGGAATGGCAAGGCGAAGACACTTTTTCAGAGTTAAGCAAAAATGAAATATCTGAATGTCAAGATCTAATTGAGATTATTGAGGATGATATATTTCATGGCAGATATGAACCAGAAGAAATGGAACATCCGCCACAACCACCAGATCCACCACCACCAAGAATTTTGTATCAAGATATAGGAATTAATGATTGCTATTTGATACTGGCATTAATCGTGATAATATTAATTGAATTATTTATTATACCGGTTGAATTTTGGGGGTTTATCGATGCCTAAAGACAAGTTACAAAAACGTGACAAATCAATAATAAAAAAAAGTTACAGGGCCAATTTGCTATTGTATCTCTCAAACCCCGAAAACCCTTTCCCAATTCGCTCTAAGTATGGGGATATATTAGGGAAAGTTAGAAAGGTAGTCTATGATCATTTTTCCCCAGATGAATTGCTGGAACTTGAAAACGAAGCATACGAAAATAGAAAAAAAGCTTGTGTTAAGCAAAGGGCTAATGTCCTGAAAGCCATGTATGAAAGTGCTATTGGATATCATCATGCCGAAAATCATATCTCTGTGTATGAAGGTGAAGTCACAATCACGCCAATGATCAAAAGGTATCCACCAAACAAAGGGGCAGCTGACACGTTCCTTGATAGGGTTGAAGGTAAGGTCAAGGATGTTCAGGAAATCATTTTGCCAAATGATAGAAAATTTGAATTTGTTGAAAGAAGCCAAGTCGATATAAGGAAAAAAGAAAGATTGAAATAAGTGAAGTAGAATTTTATTTTAAATTCAGGCGGCTATATTTTCCTGATGAAGAATACTATAGGTTTTTTGTAGCCTATGGCGGCAGGGGCGGGATGAAGACCTTTGAGTTTTCACAAGCCCTTGTCTTGCGTGGAGCCAAAGAAAAACTAAATATCATATGCGGTCGTCAATTCCAAAATTCAATTGAAGATTCTGTCAAATCAAAGCTTGAGGCGCAGATCATTAAGCTTGGTTTGCAGGATGAATACCAAGTTACCGAAAAGAAAATCATTCATAAAATAACCGGGACCACATTCAAATTTAAGGGCCTGGAAAGGAATATTGAATCATCAAAGGGTTGGGATGAAGTTGACATCCTGTGGATTGAAGAGGGTGAAACCTTAAAGCAAAGAACAATTGAAATTCTCTTCCCTTCAATTCGCAAACCTGGTTCAAAAATTCTCATTTCCATGAATACCGGGAAGAGGTCGGATCCAATCTATAAACGCTTCCTTGATCAAGGTGTGGATCTTACATCAACTGTGCTGATCCAGACTTGGTGGTGGGAAAATGCACACCATCCAAAAGAACTTGAGATAGAAAGAAAGGCTTGTCTGGCCTCAATGCCTGAAAGATATCCGCATCTTTGGGAAGGTGAGCCAGATGACAGCACAGGCGGCAATAAAGTATTGACATACGAAAAGCTTTTGAAGTGCGTTGATGCTCATATCAAGTTGAAATATAAACCTTCGGGAATGGGTCAATCTGGCCTTGACGTTGCAGACGAAGGCAACGATACAAATGCATGGGCCTTCAGGCAAGGTCCATTGCTCTCAATAGTTAGAGAATGGAAAGTCAAGTACCTTCACATGACAGCCAAAAAAGCCGACTTCCTGAATAATACACATAACGTTTCACAGATGCACTATGACGCGGGTGGCCTTGGAGCCGGGATTAAATCAGATCTGTCCAGGATCAAGAGCAATCCGCATACCGGAACCGGTCCAGGAATAAAAAGATTTGTTCCTTTCCTTTTTGGTGGAAAGGTGAAGGGTCCCGAAAAATATTATATCAAGCATAAAAAGCTTAAGGTTAAAAATAAAGATTTCTTTCATAGGGCAAACTCTCAATTGTGGTGGAATATAAAGCTAAGAGTTGAAAACACCTTGAAGGCTTTGGACGGTGAAAAAATTGATTTATCCAAATGCTTTTTCATTGATTCAAAAATAGATAACCTGGATAAGATCCTTTCGGAATTGTGTCAATGTGAATATGATGATTCAACAGGAAAGATTAGGGTTGACAAGGCTCCTGATGGAGCCCCGTCACCAAACTTGGCAGATGGTATAATTTTAGCTTATGCGAACGATATCAAGAAGGGGCTTAAGGCTAAGTATTAATGTCATGTGATTGCAGGCAAAGATTGCGCCCACAATTTGGGCAGAAAATATAGCTGTTCTGATTTTTGTAAAACTTGTGACACTTGCACGGATCTTGACTCGTTTCAATCTTATTATTGAGAGGCTTGAAGTATTCTCTTATTCTTTCAAGAGCCTCTGACGTTGCTGTAGCTGCACAATGCTTTAGATTATCGTCAGCTATTTTCTCACAGTCTTCAATCACTTTTGTTATTTGTTCTCGTGTAAAATTTTCCATAAACCCTCTCAATGTTAAGTTCTATGTTCGTCCGTAGTAACGGTTTATTAAAGTTCAACGCCTATTATTTCAATATGCTTTTTTAGCAATCCGTTTATGTTCAGCATGGTCAATGAATTTGCATAGTTGCTGATATACTTAGGGATTGGATTCTTTCCAGATTCAAAAGCTTGATAATTTTGAACGTATTTAATCCCCAGGATTTCAGCCATTTGTTTTTGTGTGAAATCGAATGATTGCCTAATGTCTTTTAAATGTTTTGGTGTCATGATTTTAATCTACCAGAACAATATCAGAAGTATTAATGTTTAATAATTCGGCTGCATCTTCTCGGTCTTCTGCAAGTATGACCGGGTTGCCCTCATTAATAAAAGTTTCAATATTAGATGCATCCTCATTTAGTTTGTCTTCAAAATCATAACCGTCAAGTACTTTTCCATAATATTTGCCACTTAATTTTACAATTCTAATCATCTTCCTTCTCCTATTCTTTATATTTATATAACCACTCTTCAACCTCTACCCAAACAATTTCAATTGATCCATATTCTTGACTTAACCACTTGAATTGCCAAGGTCTGTATTTCAATGCTAAGTCTGTAATATGCTTTAAAAAAGTTTGATGCCAATCCGGTGCAGTATCTCCACCTACACTCATTCTTAATATTCTATCTTGCTTCATTGATTTTTTAAGATAGTCTTCTAATTCTTCGATATTATATGGACATCTTATTACTATGACATTATTTGGAGCAGAAAATACACCTGTTTCTTGTTTCATTAAATCATTCATAATTATCAATCCTTTCCATTCATAGAATTTGCCAGGCTCCAAAGTGAAGACCGGACCATTTTCTTTTGTTCTTGTTTAGGGTTCAATACCCTGAATGCTTCAAGCCTGCTTTGCAAAAGAGAAATTGCGTTGATTAACTGTCTGCATTCTTCATGATATTGCTTTGGTCTACCGGTCTTCTGATTGCTGGAGCCTTTCACTTCATGGCCGCAAACGGTGCAAATGATATCTTCTGTCATGGTTTCCTTTCGGGAGGTTTATTGTCTTACTTAGGAATTTTTGATTAAACAAGATCTATTTCGCCATTATTATTCACATAGACCAGGCCAGTATAATTCTTTTTTATGATCACTTTTTCACTTACCTGGTCACACCCGGTGCACTTTAATATTCTAATATGCAGTTCTTCTCCAAGCTCTGTTATTTTCATAAACATTGATTTGTTAAGGTTGTATCTAAAGTTAATCTCATTGAACTTGAAACTTTTTTGGCGCTTTTCCATATCACTTTTCCTTTGTTATGCCCCTTTCGGGGCGTTTGGTTTATAAGCTTTTCATGAAATCGCATACATTTTCTCTAAGCACGTTAACTCTGGCTGATTTTTCTCTAAACCTGAGAGTTCTCAATGACTCCCATATTTTAACAACGCTTTCTCTATTTTTGTCATCTATCATTATCCTATCATATTGAATTCCATCTAAAGATATTTCCATATAGGGCCTAAATGCAGAGTCAAAACTTCGCCTAAGTTTCACAGTGTATGCCATGCTTTCAAATTCTATAGAGTTGTCATGGTCATCGTTTACGTTTTTAGCATCTTGGATAAGTTTTTCTAATTTTTTAATCATGTAGTTTGCTCCTGTTTTATGTGTGTTTATTTTAATCATGTAAAAATAATACAGTAATATACTGTGTTTGTCAATCGCAAAAAGAAACTATTTTCAAAAAAAGCTTTTTTTTATATACTTTCTAATCTATATTTCAATAAATTAAGGATATTAAACTATGACAAAGCGATTTCAAAGCCCTGGTATGAAACGAAAAAGGCGCGGAAAAAAGAAAAGAACCACTGACAATACAAGTGCCGCATACAGTCAGGGTGGTTATCGTGGTGGCCTGGTAAATCCAATGGCCGGAGCCGGAACAAGCCTTGATAAAAATCATTCTTCCTTTTTCGCACCTACCAGACTGCAATCAAAAAATATCAATGAAATCCTTTATGTTGAATCGTGGGCGGCTGCAAAGTTTGTGAACATTCCTGTTGATGACATGTTTTTGAAATGGCGTGAGTTTTGCGACATGGAAAACAGATCCATGGAGATTGTCCAGGAAGTTGAAACCACATTCAAGATAAAATCAAAGCTTGCAAAGTCAATGAAGAATGGCAGATTATATGGGACCGGTCTTTTGATTATTTTGACAAAAGATTCCAGCCCAGAAATGCCATTGAATATTAACCGGATGTTACCAGGCGATCTTGCAAATATTTTATCCGTTGATAGATTTGATGCCAATATTGTAAGCAAAGAGAGAAACCCATATTCCATAAATTTTGGAAAACCGATATTCTATAATATCACCATGAAACAAGGCGGTTCATTTGTTGTGCATCATTCCCGTGTTATCCGGTTTGATGGCATTGAGCCCATGACTGAAAACTCATGGCAATCATATGATCCTGATTGGGGGATTCCTTCTATCGTTCCCGTGATGGTTGAAATATTTCAAGACTCAAATGTATCAAAGGGAGTTGCCCATCTGGTGAATGAAGCAAGCATTGCAATCCAAAAGGTCACAGACTTTGAGGATGCACTTTCAGGGAGTGACCCTGATACCTTAAGCCTTCAGAAGCGCATGGAGCAGACAACAGCATTAAGGTCTATTTATAGAACTGTTTTTATGGATGCTGAAGACGATTTTGACCGGCGTGAAATATCGTTTAGCAATCTGCCTGAAATCATGGATAGAAACGCTGGAAGGCTTGCAGCAGCAGCGGACATACCAGACACACGTTTTATGTCAAAATCAATGTCAGGGCTCAATTCAACCGGGAAGGGTGAAGAAAGAAATTATGCCCTGAAGGTTGCGACCGATCAAAACAACCTCTTACCTGAACCGCTTCAAAAAATTGATGCTGTCATCCAGAAACACGCCGGATTAAAAGAAAAGATCTGCTATAAATTCCCATCAATCCTTGATCTGTCTGAAAAGGACCTTGTTGAAATCGCATTGAAGAAAGTTCAAATCGTTGTTCCAGCTGTAACGGCCAGGATTCTTGATGAAGACGAGGGAAGGAATATCCTTGATGGTGATCCGATCATTGGCAAACTGGATGATCTTGATGGATTGATTGATAAGGCTGATGAATTTAGCAACAGGCTTGCAAACATCCAGATTGAAAGAAGCAAAAAGGAGGGTGGGCCATCGCAAAGCCAAGGAGCCCAAAAGGAATAAGGGCCAGAGTCAAGGACGAGAAAGCCTATTCCAAAGCTATAAAAAGAGATATCCTTGATCCTCTTTTAGCAAGGACCAAGGCCCGGCTTGCATCAGTACCTAAAATAAAATCAGCATATCAACGGGCTGTCAATGAAGAATTCCTTTTCATGACATCTGGTGAATCATTCGGAATCTCAACGGTTCAAAACGCTCTTGATAATGTGCGGCGTGTCCATAAGGCCCAGATGATAAAGTCTTTTCAATCTGCCCTTGGTGTTGATATCAATCCTTTCATGTCAGATCTCAATATAAGGCCGTTAATGAATCAGGCTTTATTTGACAATATTGCTCTCATCAAAAGCATACCGCAGAAAATGAATTTACAAATTGTTGATCAGTTTGAAAAGATCTTTACTGAAAAGGGTTTTGATCAACAGGCCATGATTCAGTCACTTGAAACGAGATTCAAGGTGGCAAAAAGTCGTGCCAATTTTATTGCACGGGATCAGACAGAAAAAATAGTCGGACAGCTTAACAAGGCCAGGCAAACAGATTTGGGTATTAAGTCTTACATCTGGCAAACATCAGAGGATGAAAGGGTTGTTGGAACTCCTGGGGGTGAATATCCTGATGGGAATCCAGGCCACATGGATCATTTTATTAGAAATGGGGTTGAATTTATGTGGATTGCGCCGCCTCCTGATGGTCATCCAGGCGAAGCATTCAATTGACGGTGAGTTTCCATTCCGGTGATTCCTGAGTTGCAGGGGCAAGAGAATTGATTAACGTTAATGAGGAATAAAGAGTATTAATGACACTATTTATATCAACCCAATCCGGTGCAGCAACAGACGGCGGTACTTTCGGGAATTCCTCACCCGGTGTATCTGGTGTAGATTTCCCTGATTTACTTGGTGGTGATAGAATAGTCTGTGATACCAGCCACCTTGTTTCTTTTTTGGTCAGTCACATTATTGGCGATTCACCGACTCCTGAAGAAGACGTAATATCGTGCAACACTACTGGTGGATTTATCGTATTGCCAGCAGCCACGCTAACTGTTAGAGGATCTATACAGGGTGAAGACGGTGACCATGTATTAAGTGCGAATGCGCATGTGTTATTTGAAGTTGCGATCGGGTTGACATACGAATGGCGTACAAATAAAGCTCATGCTGATTTATGCAGACTTGTTTTTAATGGCACATTAAATAATAGATGTTCTGTCACAAAATTAGGTTTAGGTGATATGCATTTCCCAAATCAAGGCTTATGGGATTCTGGTGTGCCTGATATAGATTATTGCACTTTTACAAATATTGGTAACTCATCCTTAGAATCTATAGGGACCAGACTTCAAAATGTAGGTGTGAATTACAAAATTGAAAATTGCATTTTTGATAATTGCGGTAGGCTATATCATCCAAATGCGTTACCTTCAGCGTCTAATTTTTCATTAAAAAATACCACATTCAAGAACACACCAAGTTCACGGAATACTGAATTCTTAGGTGGAATTAATACAGGCACAAAGGAAGTTTTTCACAACGTTTTTGATCAAGATTATAGACAGGTTTGGCCTGGTGGTTTTGAATTTAGTGAAAATTACTTTGATAGGGTTGATACACCGTCAAGTGATGCTGCAAAATGGATGGGATCTTTTGAGAATAATTTTTTGAGTCTTGCGCTTGTATGGGTGAGTAGGTCGCCAATAGTTAAAGATAATTATCTATATAACACACAAAACAGCAATCCTCATTTTATAAGCACACCCGTAGAGGCTGATAGCGAATATGATGGTAATCTTTTTGAATATAGCAAAACTGACAATACTGGTGATTGTATATTGCCTGGTACACCTTCCATTCCAATAACTGTGACCGCAAAACGAAACATTGTATTACGAAATTCTAACAATGATTCAGCCGGGAACATTGTTTCATTGTTGGGAAATTCTAACATTACTGTTATTTGTGATAATAATACTTATTATGTTTCTGGTGACAATGGTTGCCCTGCCATAGCTGAATCGTATCTTGGTCATGCATCAATTCTTCAGTCTTGTAGAAATAATTTAGGGTATAGTGACATTTCAAAAGGTGGTAAACAAATTAATGAGTTTAGCACGAATGTTGCAGTTAATGACTATATAACGGTATGTGATTTCAATGCATATTCTAATTTGTCAGAAGAGGATTATGACAATGTGACCGCAGCAGCCTTTGCGGCTACCCCAGGGGCAAATGATCTAAATGACATTGACCCTGGCTTTATAGATGAAGGTAGAAATTTAGCAAAATGGGCAGTCGATGTGCTTGGATCATTAGAAGTCACTGAAGACCTTCAGAGAACAGATGGTCTAAATGCTCTTAAGGCTATGAATGAACCAAGTGATCCAAACTTTAACGTTCTTGCATTACCTTCAAATCTTATATCATATGTCAAAGAAGGCAAGGCACCGACTAATGTAGATTTACAAGGGTCTGGATATGACGGAAGCGATAGGGGTGCTGTACCTGTTCAAGCCGGATCAACTTTATTGCCGAATAAGATTAATCAACCCCAGGCAATTGATAACATAAATCTAATTCAGCATAACGTTTTATCAATAGATCCAATAACCCAACCGCAGGCCATCGATAATATAATCTTAACGATATCAAGCTTATTGAATATTAACGATTCTGACCAGCCGCAGTCAATGAGCAATTTGGATTTGATTGAACATAATGTCTTAGGTGTTAACGGAATTGATCAGCCCCAAACAACAGATAGCTTGGATTTAATTGAACACAATATATTAGGCGTTGACAGCATAGACCAACCCCAATCAATAGATAATGTCCAATTGGCCATTGCCGGTGTCCTTGCAATTGCTGATATGATTCAAGACCAAAACGTTGATATCCTGGATCTTATTGAACACGGTTTCTTAAACATATCCGGTATCGATCAGCACCAGGCAACTGATAATTTGATATTGACTTCTGGTATCCTTTTGCAGATATCGAAGATCGTACAAAATCAATCAATTGACAACCTTGACTTGACACAGGCGCACATTCTTGAGATAGATAAATTATTGCAAAATCAGTCAATAGAAAATATTATATTGTCTGTGGTCGGTGATAAGATAGTTATAACATTGACGGTTAAATCATATGGAATCGATTTGACAGCAAAAGCGCCGGGCATAGACCTATCAATAAATTAAGGAGTTTTTATGATTACACTTGAACAACTTCTCAAATCAAAAACGAAAGATGGTGAGCCTATAACAGAATTTAAAATATCTGTTCAAAAAACTTTTGATCGTGGGGTTTTGTTTATTGTCCATCCTGATGGTCATGATGGCGATACACTTGATTTTATGGTTTCTGATGACCTTCTTTCTAATCCGAAGGGCGGGCGCTTGAACAGGCTTGGTAAATGAAGCCTGAACATGTAAAGCTTGAAATTCAGAATTCAACTCAAGAAATTGGAGTTGATGAAATTGCCTTTGCTAAAAAGTTGAGAAAAAAAATTGTTAAAACGTCTCAAACAACTTTGAAGAATGGCAATACACAGATAATAATTGAAATAGACCCAAAAATACAGGTGGATTAAATGAGTAAAAAAGTACCTGATGCAATAATTGATTTGCTTTTGGCAGGGGTTGCAACCGCAGATAGAATGGATGTGGTTGACGATGTATCAACGCCAACAGATTTAACTGGAACCTTGGGAAATGTTGCCATGACACCAGGTGATGGTAATGATTATACAATCGCAGCCGGTGACGTGTCAGGCCGAAAAGTGACCATGGCCGAAAAATTAGCCGTTTCTATAACTGGAACCGGTACGGCTTTGCATATAGTTTTATCATTGGCATCAGTTATCAAAGATATCACAACATGCACTTCACAGGGTTTGACATCCGGTGGGACCGTTGATTTTCCAGCATGGGACCATGAAGTTTTGCAAGCAGCCTAATCTTTATTATGAGATTCTTTTATGTCACAATGTAGCATACAGAATGCCGGTTGTTTTAATGAGGGCGTATCAGTCACGGTTGATTATGTCTTCAAGGATAAAGATACCGGCGAACCGATATCATCAGCTGATTTTGCAGAATTTAAAGTATCAGATGGTGTTAATATTTTAAAAGACTGGACGGAAATAAGCCCGGCAGATTCACCAGGATCAGTCATTGTTGATGGAGTTTATAACCGTATTGAAGCCCGTGGAATGTGTGATAGGGTTGTGACAATCCATTCTATTAAAAACGGTGAAGACGCTTTCCAGCCTATCAAATATAGCCTTACTAATGATCCAAACGTTTCAAAGGATTCCCCATGAAAACTTTTGCTGTAGAAAGTTCAAATATCAAATCAATTGGATATGATCCGACAACCAAGGAATTGATTGTCACGTTTAAAAATGACACATCCTATTCATATCCAAATATGAATCCAGCCATTGTATGCAATTTATTATTTGCTGATAGCGTTGGTAAAAAATTTCATGATACTATCAAAATTCATAAGGCCACAAAAATATGAAGGATGGTGAACAACAGCGCAGATGTACAGATTGTCCAGAGCATAGCGGAGTTACAGCTGAACTTGAAGCGGGGAGAGGTGTCATGGGGAGGCTTGAAAAGGGCTTTGAAGAATTAAGGACTGATTTTAATGATCATGTCACATCTTCCTTTAAAGGAACCATAGCTATATTGATTAGCCTGTTACTGATTTTTATCACTGGTGTTGTTGGGATATATGTCAATAGCAGGAGCCCAAAAGATCAGTATAGCAGTCAAGCCGAAATGACAATGATGGTCAAAGCTATGGCATCAGCTATCAAGGAAGCGAAAAAATGAAAGATAAATATCTCGGAATGGTTTGCATGACTTTAATAGCTGGAATGTGTATTTTATTTAAAACGACTTATGCAAGTGAGATCGTGACCGGCCTTAGCATTGCTCTTGCAGCCGTTATAAGGGATTAGCCGAAATGAAGAAACGCTTTAAGATAAGAGATTTCAACAATATCAAATTACGAATCATTGATGATGTTGAACTTCCAACCGTGTCAACGCGCACATTGACCGATGAAGGGTATTTAAAAGCAGTTGCAGCAGTTACCAAGGTTGGCGTTCAAATGTATCCAGCAAGTCAATTCGGGCTTAATTCTGATGAAGCTATTGGGGTTTTTCGACCTCCTGAAACTGTCTTTCATCCTGAAACCATTTCAAGCCTAAAAATGAAACCTATTGTTTTGATGCATCCTGAACAGGATGTTGATTCAACAAATCATTCACGGCTGGCCGTTGGGTCCGTTGGTGAAAATGTGAGCCCTATCGATTCTGGTCGCCTTGGTGCATCCATCCAAATTACTGATGAAGCTGTTGTCAAAAATATACTTTCAAGAGAAATTGAAGAATTGAGTTTAGGATATGATACTTTTGTGGTGTCTGAATCTGGAGACTTTAACGGTCAGAAATACCTTTACAGGATGGATGGCCCGATGATAAACAATCATTTAGCGATTGTGCCGGAGGGCCGTTGTGGTGATTCCGTGAAAATTTTAGATCAAGGAGAAGAAACCGTGAATTGGAAAAAATTTCTTAAGATCCTTCGGGACGCTAACGTCTCAGAGGCAAGAATCAAAGTGCTAATGGCAGACGCGAAAGAGACTGATGCAGTTGATATGGGAACTGTAGCCGAGGCTCTTAAAGAGGTTAAAACAGTCAAAGATATTGATATGACAGCACTGGTCCCTGCCTTGGTTGCAGAGCTTAAACCTGAGCTTGAAGCAATGGTCAAGACTCCCGAATTTACCGGAGCCCTTGCCAAAGAGATTGCTGCAAGCATGTCAGGATCGGCACCAGCTGGTGAAGGTGATCTTGGTGATGCAGATCCAGAAGGCGAAGAACTCACACCTGAAATGATGGATGCCGCTATCAATGATAAGGCAATGATCAGATCCAAGCTGATTGATAAGGCAATGCCCTTTGTCGGATCTGACAAGACATTTGATATCTATAAAGCCAAGAATCGTGACATTCTGGAAAAATCCCTTTTGGCCGTTGGTGTTAAAGCTGAAGATATGAAAGATCGTTCTGATGATTATCTGACAGGCCTGCTTGACTCAGTTTCAGAGGACCGTGCAAAATCTGCCAAGTTCATGAACACAAACAATGACAATGGGTCCTCACAGGGATTGTCCAAACCCATGACTGGCATTGATGCAAGAAAGTCTTTAAAATAGTAGTTAAGACGTACAAAACTAAAAAGCTTAATTATTTTATATAAAATTCTTAGGAGGATGTAACATGACACAAATTCAAAGCGATTATGCATATCACCAACAGGCAGGCCAGGTGGGTCAGAATGCAAGGCCCATTGCACCATGCAACGTTGATCAGGGAATTGCAGGGGTTGAATTAAAACCGGGCGATGGTGTTTATTATGTATCCGGTTCTAACTGGATCAAACCGGTTGATGATGCCACGAGAAAGCTTGTAACCCATATTGTAGGGTTCAACGCCAATTCAATTAACGTGAATATTGCAGCCCCAACAACAAACAATAATACAGAAGTTGTTTATGCTATTGGCGATATTATCACAAAACTGTATGAATTCGGTTCAGTCTGGGTTCTTGCCGGTGAAACTGTTGAATCCCAGGATTCAGCAATTTACAATGAGTCAACTGGCAAATGGATCAAATACAATCCATCTGCGCCGGATGCCAGCGACCTGAGAAAAAAAGCTTTTACCTTTTATTTGCCGCCTGGCCTCACAGCTGATGATGGTGATCTGGTAGAAGTCAGAATCAATTGCGAAAATTATTCATTCGCTTCACTTGGTCAGATCGGAGCCAACACGATCAAGGTCAGCATTCCGGCAACTGAGATTAAAACACTCAGGGCAACACCGAAGGAATTGGTTGCAGCACAGGGCGCGAATACTTTGATTCAATTGGTTGCTGTCATGCTTGTATTAACAGCCGGATCAGAAGTGTTGACCGAAACAGCCGACAATCTTGTTATTGAGTTTGATGATGGTTCAGCGGCACCCGTTACCGGTGATATCGAAATGACCGGCTTTATTGATCAGGTAGCGGATACCGTGACCAATGCCATTCCGATTGGTGATGTGATCGATGCCAGCCTGGACGTTCTAAACAAAAATCTTGCCATCGTGAATACTGGTGATGGTGAAATTGCCGGAAATGCAAGTGATGATGCCGTGCTTGATGTTTATATCACTTACAGAACACTTGATTTATCATAGGCGTTAATGTTTAATGATAGACAATAAAATATTAATTTATAATAAGGAGTTATAAAATGCCTGATATTTTGGGTCGAGATCAAAGCGATTATCAACTGTATAAAGCGATGGCAGCTAAAAAACTGCTTGATGCCCATATGCAGCAACTTAATACCCATGGAAGAGCTCACAACTTTGATGCCCTTCCATCACGGAACAATCCTGTTCAGATGCCTTTTGCAGATAATGAAGCCAACGCCCAGGCAATGACTTTTTTGACAAACAACCTGCAAGCCGTTCAGTCTTTTGTTGAAGAGATCCTCTTCACCGATTTCAGGTTGGATGAATATTTTCCAATTCTGACAAACATACCTGAAGGTGCAACAACATATTCCTTCAAACGGACCAATTCATATGGCCGTGGTAAGTTTATCGATAATTCCGGTAAGGATGCAAACGGCGCGTCCGTTTCCCTTGAAAACATTCCCTATGGTCTGAATTATGCCGGTATAATTCCGTCATGGACCCTTGAGGATTTAAGGGCGGCGTCTTTTACAGGAATTCCGCTTGATACCAAAACCATTTCCGCAGGCACTGAGGGTTGTCTTGATCATATCGAGACCGTTGGTCTTGTCGGTGACGAAAGCCGTGGTTTGGTTGGCCTTACAAACAGCGCTGATATTCCGGCTGCAAATGAAGTCAAAACCATTGCAAACATGTCAGCTGATGAAATGGTTGAGTATGTCCAAAGAAATGTTTCAGCGATCATTGCACAGACAGCTGAAGTTATGTCCAGAACCATCAAAACAGGATTGACTTTGTATTTGCCATTGGCTCAGGAAACTTTGATTGGTGATACCAAATTGGCAACCGATGCAAGCAAAACCGTGTGGGAATTTGTAAAAGTGAATAACCAGTGGACCAGGCGAACGGGTCAGGAACTTAAAATGACCACAGTTGCAGAGCTTGCCGGTGCTGGTGTTGGTTCTACTGATCGTGGTCTATTCGGTTTTAATCATGAAAGAATTATGGAAATGGCCATGCCAATTCAGCCAAGAGTTATACAGACAATCAACACTCATTTTGGTGTTGATGCTCCGATGGAATATAAAATTTCCGGCTTGAATGTTAAACGTGGTTCAGCCATGAGATACACAGATTCTATTTAGAAGATTAGGGAAAATTATTTCCCGATTAAAATACCTGATCATTAATGGTCTGGTGATCAGGTATTTTTTTAGGTAAGTAAATAAAAAACAATCAAGGAGAATGTGAATGGCAACTATCAAGGTTAAAAATAAAGGCAATCAGATTTTTATAGGAAGAATACTTTGTCCAACCGGCAAGATTACATCTGTTGATGAAAAGGATTTAAAAGCATTTTGCAAGACTCCTGGTGGGGCGTTCTTGATTGACACTTCACTATTTATTTATGATGAAGATTTTCAAAAACAGAAAACTGCATCAGCAATTGCCATGAAACAGCAGGCTGAAGCAACTGTCAGGCAGGAGTTGACACCTGTTCTTACAAAAGAAATCACAGCCAAGCTTGACAAAAAATATGGTAAAAAGATTGATGATCTAAAAGCCGATATTGATTCGAGTGATGCCATCATTGCAGAGCTAAGAGAAAAACTTAAAACAGTTGATAGCCTTGTCTCTGATGATGATAAAGAAAATGAACCAGAAGAATTTGTCTTTGATCCTGAAAACCACACAATTGAGCATAAAGGCCAGGGTCGATATTATATCTTTGATCTTGAAGATAAAAAGGTTCTTGACCGGGCTATCACAAAAGAAGAAAAAACAAATTTTGAAGCCATGCAAAAGGCTGAATAATAATGACAGCTGAAGAACTCTTACCAGTTTTCAGGGAGCAATTCCCTGAGTTCAACGCCAAATCAGATGCAACCGTTTTATTGTATTTGAATAATGCTTTGCGTATCCATGCAATCTGTGGAATGGCAACGGTTTATCTTGCCGCCCACCTGTGCGTGATTGATGCGGAAAGCGGCGTTGGTGGATCTGGTGGCAGCGTTGATGGTGGTGGTGCGCGTGAAACGGTCAGTGAAACAGCAAAGAGTGTATCAGCATCCTTTGCAAAGCTTGCCAAGGATGGCACAGACGATGCATTTTATACCACCACACCATATGGCCGGATGTATATTGTCTTAAGGAATAGTTGCCCTGGTAAAAAATTTTCAGTAAGGGTTGCATAATGGCAGATGTTGAATTCAAAGGCGGCGATAAATTAAATGCTATTTTTGCGAAAGCAGGAAAGGGCGGGATTTCTTCTGTTGATATCGGTGTCTTTGCCAGTGCAAAATATCCTGATGGAACGCCGGTCGCAGCCGTTGCCGCCTGGAATGAATTCGGAACGGTCACGATTCCAGAACTCCCGGCCATTAGGATTGCCAATAAAGAGAATGAAAAAACTTTAATAAACCTGATTAAAAAAACTGTTGATCCTGAAACGATGGTTATCACTCCGAGAATTGGCGGTCTTATCGGAGCGAATCACCAGGGGGCAACACAGCAATCAATCACAAGGTTGTCAAGCCCGGCCAATGCTCCAAGCACAATCAAAGCCAAGAAATCAAGCAATCCTTTGATTGATAAAGGTACTTACCGGAGTTCAATCACATTCAAGGTGAATCAATAATGGCCTATAAGATAGGACAGAATGCGGCAAAATCAGTTTTGCGCAATCCTGCATTCATTGAGTCATTCACTTTAATAAAACAGGCTCCTGGTTCCCGTGATGATGATGGTGTCTATATCCCCGGTGCTGAATCAACTTTTTATCCATTTGGAAGTATCCAACCACTTGATGGAAAAAGCCGGGAAGAATTGCCGGAAGGTGAAAGGCTTTTTGATGCCATTTGCATTCTATTCGAAACGACTAATCATGATGCAATCAGCCCGTTAAGAATCGGAAGTGTTCAAACTGAATCAGATATTATTATTTATAATGGTTTGAATTGGGCTGTTCGGGTTGTTCATGATATGGCACCATATGGTCATCTTGAAATTTTTGCAACGAGATTGGAGAATCAAGATGGCTGATCCTTCGCAAAATGATCTTGATAAAAAAGTCAGAAAATTTGTTGCTTTGGCATCTGGCCTTGCAAGTAAATTTGTTATTCCTGGAAATGATTCAAACCCTGCGCCAATTGAACCATATGCATCTGTCCTTGAATTGACAAAGATTGGATCCGGCGTTGATTCTGAAGTTGCCACACCTGGACCTGACCCAGAGCTACAAAAAACATTGAAACACCAGGGCCGGAGAGCAATCACATATTCAGTACAATTTTATAAAGACGGTGCAGCAGACTTTGCAGAGGGTTTGCTTTCATATGCCGCAACAACGCCAGGTCAAATCTGGCTTGCCGAAAATGATTTGACATGGGGAATCGCCGGGGATATTGTAAATCTTGATAAGGTCATGGGTTCAAAATTTGAACAAAGAAGGGCCGTGAATATCACATTAAGATACCAGTCTAAACGACAGGTTGATATAAATACTATAGGGTCTGCCAGCATTGAGTTAACCTTGTCGGCAGAATCAGACTTAAACGAAACAGTGGGGGTTACAGATGCCTAAGATAAGCAAAGTTGTAAAAGTTACAAGTCAGATAACCGGGGGAGGCGTTTTGCGGCGTGAATTCGGTATTATGATGTTTGTGACAACTGATGATTCAGTTTTGGGAACCGGATCAAACAGGATCAGGGCAATTGCGGATACAGATGATGCCGCCATTTTTGCCCTTGGAACCGAGCCAAGAACGGCAATGGATATTTTATATCAACAGGTTCCCTTTCCTAAAAACACAATCGTTGGGCGCTGGATTGATGCAGATGTACCGGCCAATATCCTTGGTGTTGCTCCATCAACATTTGCAATTTTAAATGCAATAGCTGATGCATCCTTTGAGTGTAAAGGCGAAGACTTCACCGCAATTGATTTGACGATTCCTTCTGATCTTGATGGTATTGCGGCTGCAATTCAGGTTGCATTAAGAACCGGAACTGATCCAGATTTTGCAGCGGCAACCTGTGTTTTTAACGTGACTGAAAACAGATTTGAAGTTACAACAGGAACCGAAGTCGGAGCCGGTGCAACCTTGACCGTTTTTTCTCCGACCGATCCACTTGTTGGAACTGATGTTTCCATTCTTCTTGGTCTTGATGCAAACGCAGAATTGAACCAGGGAGCAGATGAAGAAACTATCACACAGGCCATTGAAGCAATCATTGCCCTGGACGATGCTCCTTATTGGATATGTGTGGATTCTGGGATCACTGATCTTGGATTTGATACGCTTAATGAAGTCAAGGTCTGGGTATCATCCAGGCCTTATGAGTTTGTTAATGACAACTTTGATCCATTAGCACTTAATATAGGTGAATTAACAAGTGTTTTGGCACAGTTCTTTGTTACGCAGCCTGAACGAGTTACTTCAATGTGGTCAGCAACAAAGGATTACAAAGCACTTTCTTTTGCCGGGCGTTATTCATCCGTAAATTTTGCCGGTGCCAATACTTTAATCACTGGTTTCCTGAAAGATTTGCCGGGAACAATACCAGATGATTTGACAACCACAGAGCAGGCAGCACTTGAAGAAAAATTTACAAATTATTTTGCACCTTTCTTCAGTACCGGTTCCCCGCCTGCCAATGGCGTTTATAATGGGACCACCATGAAACCAAATGTGTGGACAGATGTAAGATATTTTCTTGATTGGGCTGTCAATGCTGTTCGGGTTGATGTCTTTAACCTTTTGTTAAACTCAAACAAGGTCCCGCAGACAGAAGCCGGTGTTGCTGCAATACAGGGCGTTATTGAAAATGTAATGATTCAGGCCCGCAGGAATGGTGGTATTGCTCCTGGTCAGCTATCAGCTGCAACCCTTCTTGATGTACAGCAGTCAACCGGAAATGCAGACTTTGACGGATTCCTTACAAACGGTTATCTGATTTATGCACCTGGAATTTTTACACAATCCCAGAGCGACCGGAACGAAAGAAAAGCGCCACCATTTAAAGTATGGATGAAGGGCAGCGGAGCGTTTCAGGAAGTTGATATTGCTTTGATTTTTGAAAATTAATATATAGAAAGGAGAATATCAATGGATTTTTCCCTTGAGCAAACGGTTGTTGTGATTAACGGCCATACATTTACCGGCTTCTCTGATGATACGGATGCAATCAGCTTTCCAAATATTGAAATGGCAACGGTTGTCAGGGGTGCCGATGGAAAAATGGTTGCGGTCAGTACAGGCGATAAGGGCGGGCCAATAATTTTGAAGCTGTTGCCCAATAGCCCATCCATAAAATTCATGATGAACGCAGTAGCCGCACAGTTAAATGGTGGTTCTGTGAAATGGAATGGAATTGTGAGGGATGCTTTAAATCAGATTAATTTTGCCCTTTTCAATGGGACCTTGACCAATGCTCCAAGTGGTCAGACAATCGGAAAAGGCAGTGCAAAAAATGGTGAATTCACGATTGAATTTGAAAGAATTATACCTGATTATTTGGCATCCACTCTTTAATGTATACCCCGCCAGGGTGTGGCCGGGATTCAGATATCTATAGGGTATCGTTCCCGGCCCATAATAAAGCGAGAATAAATGACTAAAAAAAATAAATTCGAATCACTGATGAAAAAAGTAAAAGATTTTGGCAATACTAAATTTAAAATCAAAGGTACGCAATTCAGTATTGAAAAATTGCCTCCCATGAAAGGTTTCAGAGTTTCAGAGCAAATCAGGGTTCACCTTGTTGAATCGGCTGATAAGTTTGAAGTAAGTGAAGGGTCTGAAATCGAAAGTGCCACATTGTTTTTTAAAGCATTGCTTGGCCTTGATCCTGATTTTATTGATTCTCTCATGGAACAAATGTTTGAATGCATCGAGTTTACCGGGAAGGATACCGGCCAAGAAAAAGGATGGCAGGCATTAGGTGGATCAGAAGACGCGGCCTTCATTAATTTTGAAGTGATAAACATTTATGAGGTTCTATGGAGAGCCTTGTTTGTAAATTTTCACGGGTCTTTTTCCGAAATCGCGTTAATATTCCCAGGCGTGGACAAAATTTCACAGCGATTGAACCAGGAAACATAGATATAATTTTTGCAGGTCCTTTGCTGAATGGCCTTATCAATATTGATCAGCTTCATAAGACCGGAATTGGATTTGATGACATCCTTGATTTAAACGAATTGCTTGCTGTCAAAAACGAGAATGAACGCAGGGCAATGGATGCCCAGGAGAAAAAGAAATAATGGCAACAGTCATTGATACATTAATCACCCGCTTTGGATTTGAGACAGATAAAACCGGGCTCAATAAAGCGGAAAAAGGATTGAAGGATTTCAAGGCAAGCGCCATAAAAATTGCAGCTGGTGTGGGTGCTATCCTTGGTGGTAGTTTTTTTCTTAATGCTATTGCAGAGGCAGCAGATGAAACTATAAAATGGGCTGATGCAAATGGAATCGTTGTTGAATCCCTTGGTGAACTTGAATTTGCAGTTCAGAGACAAGGTGGAACCGTTGACGGCCTTAGATCATCATTATCAAATCTGAATAAAACAATCGGTGAAGTGGAAAGGGGAACCGGGCGCGGAAAGCTTGCCTTTGAAGATTATGGACTGAATTTGAGAAATGCGAATGGAGAAGTAAAAACAGCAGATGAATTGCTTCTTGATTTAAATAAAAAATTCTTGACAATTTCCAAGGCTAAACAGTTTGACCTTGCGGCTAAGATGGGGCTTGATAAGGGTACAATTTTACTTTTACAAACCGCACCTGATGAAATAGCCAGGTTAAGAATGGAGGCGGCAAGGCTTGGAGTTTTGTCAAGGCAAGATGCAGCAGCCGGTGCCGAATTCGTTGACGGTATGACAAATATTTCCCAGGCTATAAATGCCATTAAATTTGAGGTTGGTGGCCTTGTCTTCAAACCTCTTGCAAATTTCTTCAAACTCATTGCAAATGGAATTGCCTTTTTCAGACAACACAAAGATATCATGCTTTCAATGATTGGAATTATCGCCGCTGTTGGTGCCGCATATGTTGCAATGGGAATCAGAGCGGCGGCGGCTTGGATATTGGCGTTCGGACCTGTTACCTTGATACCTATACTTATAGGTGCAATAGGTATTGCCCTTGCTATTTTGATTGAAGACTTCATTGCATTTTTCAAAGGTCAAGAATCTGCCATTGGTGATCTTGTAAAAAAATGGCCGGAATTAGGCTTTGCCATCTTCGCTGTTCGTGATGCTTTGGTTATCATGTTTAACAGTACAATCAACGGTTTTAAAGACATGTGGGCGTGGTTGACAAGAGTAGGCCAAGGCATAATCGATTTTATTTTAGATCCTATCAATTCAGTTATTTCCGCAATGAACAAATTGCCAGCAATCGGAAATAAGATAGGTAAGTTTTTTGGACTTGATAAGATAATCAGACAGGAACCGGCCTTACCTGTTGGAGCCCAACCACAGGCAAGTTTTTTTAGATCAAGTGAACAGAATTCAAGAGTCCAAACGAATCAAATTAGTATAAAAGAATTAAAAGTTGATGCCCGTGGAGGAGATTCAAAAGAAATTGCACAGAATGTAAATTCAGCTTTGAGTGATCAATTAAAAAATACGGTTGAAGATTTCGACTCAACAATAGATAAATAGGCTTAATATGGTTATTGATCCAGGCATAAAAGATATTTTAGGGAATATAAATTTTGGATTGTTCGGGAGTTCATCAACCGATATTGACGCTTTGTCAGGCGTGGTTGATATTTATCCTGAAGAAAATCACAATTTGCCAGTCACGAAAACCAAATATCCTGTTGAAGATGGTTCAACCAGATCTGATAACTTTGTTGTTGAAGATGAACAACTGGTTTTAAAGGGACTTGTTTCTAATTTACGGCCTGAATTCGCTGGTTTAGTTAACATTGAAGACAAGTCAAGATCCAAAGAGGCGTGGGGGAGGCTTAGAGCCCTGAAAAATAGCGGTGAAGTCGTGACCGTTGTCACACTACTCGGAATGTATGAAAACATGATGGTTACGAACGTCGACGCAAATATTAACGCGGATACCGGCCAGGCCCTTTTTTTTGTCATTACCTTGGAACAACAGCAATTCGCAGAAACTGAAATTGTCCAGCTTGCACCATCTAAATTATCCGGCCCGGCATCAACAAAAGGTTCAGATATTAATGGAGGGACAAAACAATCTGAAATTCCATCACAAGATAATGGAACCGTACTGCAAAGCATAATTTCCGGCGTATCGGGGATTTTCTAAATGCAAATACTTCCATTAACAAATGATTTTGCCCAGGTATTCAGAACCATATTAAACAACCAAGAAGTTGATATCAGGATATGGTATCAGGATATTGGTGATGGTTGGTTCTTCTCCATGCAGTTTTCAACAGGTGTCAAAATTGTATCAGGATACAGGATAAATAATGGTGCCCCAATTTTAAAAAGTATTTCATCTGATTTTATTGGTGATATTATTTGCATTCCTTCCATAGAAAAAACAGCAGAACCGGAAAAAGATAAGCCGTGGAACAATACCCATTTGATGATATATTTAACTCCTGAAGAATCGCAAGAGGCCGGGATTGAGGATATATAAGAGAATCATAAAAGTTATTATCGGTCAGGAAGATAGCACGGCGTTATCTATTGATGGCCTTTACATGCAACTTGAAATAAAAAAGCTGATCAGCGCCAAGCCGAATGAAGGCACAATCAGTATCTTTAATTTATCCGATGCCACAGAAAGCCAAATCAAAGAAAAGGGTGTTAGGATAAGAGTTTTTGCCGGGTATGATAACAGGCCTGTCATGATTCATGATGGCGATATCAGAAGGGTTGAACGTGATAGGACTCAAGTTGATAGGGTGACGATCATCACCCTTGGTGGCAATGTTGTAAAATTAAGTCAGGCATTTTTTAACAAAAGCTATTCCGGCCAAATCTCAGTAAAACAAATTGCGAAAGACTCCATACCATCATTCAATATTGATGCAACTGACCTTGACCAGATTCCTGATGATGCCTTTTTATATGATTTTTCTTTTACAGGAAAAACCAGTGATCTTCTTGACAAGATCCTAAACCCTATCAAAGTCCAGTGGTTCGAAACTGATAATTTGATAAAGTTTTCAAAGGGAAAGCAGGCTTTTGAAAATGTAGTATTATTAAATCAGGATACCGGGCTTATTGGTTCGCCATCTGTGACAGATAAAGGGACAAAATTTAGATCTGTTTTGAATGGTCGGATAATACTGAATGAAAAAATCAAGATAGAATCAAGGCTTGTCAATGGTATCTATAAAGTGATACAGATATTGCATAAAGGCGATAACAGGGATGGTGAATTTGTAACTGAAGGGATAGGGACAGAGATTGAGCAATCTTAATATTGAAAAGGATTATTCAAATTTGACGGATGCTTTGCAATTCGTTTTCAATCAATTGCTTAAGACTATTTTTATTTCAATCCCTGGAATTATTGAATCGTATAATCCTGAAACGAAAAGATGCCGGGTCAAGCCTGCCATCAATATTCTTTTGACAGATGGCGAAGTTGAGCCACAATCAGAAATCGTGAACGTTCCGGTAATATGGCCGGGTGGCGGCGGTTTCGTCCTGATTGCTCCTTTGCCATCTGGAACCCCGGTTGAAATAAAATTTTCACAGCGTGGAATCACAAAATTCAAAGAAACCTTTTCCCAAGAAAACCCAGGGAACGGGATTTTTGATAAAGAGGATGCACACGTTATCCCATCATATGGAGCCTTGTCAATCACGCCTGGATCATTAACCGGTATGTGCTTGCAGAAAGAAGACGGTTTAATTTTTGTCTGTGTTGAAAATGATGGTGTGAAAATAAAAGGTGATCTTGAAATGATTGACGGTGTTATCACTGGACCGGCTGTTTTTAATGGTCCTAATAGTAATTTGATAACACATGCACAGGGACCAGATTCAAACGGTGACGCCCAAGAAAACACAGGAGTACCGCAATAATGAGAACATGGTTTTTTAAAGATGGGGAGCCAATTCTTGATTCTCAAGGCAATATAAAGATAATTGAAGGCGTTGAATCTCTTGTTGAAAATGTTGACCAAAGATTGCAATTATTCAAAGGTAAATATTTTATGAATACTGTGGCCGGGGTTCCATACTTTGAAGAGATCATCACAAAACCTGTTGATCCTGGCTTGGCGGCATCTGTCTTGAACGCTGAAATATTGAAAGAACCGGAAGTCACAAGCATTGGTCAGGTATCGGCAACCCTTGAAAGAAATACCAGGAATTTTAAATATGATGCAACTATCAATTCAATATTTGGTCCTGTGGAGGTAAGCGCATAATGGCAATCATTGATGATACGGGAGTAATGCCCACAACATTATCAGAATATCAAACCTTATTAAGAACGGCTTTTAAGGCAGCATTTGGCGAAAATATAGTCGTGGATGCAAAATCCCCACAAGGTCAATTTATTGACAACCTTGCTTTGTCAATGTCTCAGTCTGATGATGCCATTATCAGCGTTGCAGGTGCTATCAATATCTTCAGGGCCTTTGCTTCTCAGCTTGAAGGCCAGGCGGCTTTGTTGGGTATTCCAAAGAATAAGGCTGAAAGTACTATTGTAACCGTAACACTTGGCGGCTCACCTGGTGCGCCTATCATAGCAGGATCAAGGGCAAGGAGTGATGCCGGTGATTTGTACGCACTTGATGAAGATGCACAGCTTGACGCTTTTGGTGTGGTATCTGCAACCATGTCAGCAGTTGAAACGGGTCCTATTGAATTGTTGGCCGGTCAGCTTACAAGCGTTGTTGATGTGGTGCCAGGATGGGAAACCGTAACGAATCAGGCTGATGGGGCAACAGGAAGAGATATTGAATCTGATTCAGCTTATCGTCAAAGATATTTCACAGAACTTTTCCGAAATGCCTTATCGGTCCTTGATGCCATGGCATCAGTGATATCAGAACAGGATAATGTGATTGAGGTCATTGGGTATGAAAACGATACAAAGGTGCCAATCATTGTTCAGGGCGTTGAGATAGAACAAAATTCAATTGCAATGGTGGTTGAGGGTGGACTTGATCAAGATATTGCAGACGCAATTAGATTAAAGAAAACAGGTGGGACCGGGACAACCGGGACAACTTCAGTTTCTGATTTGCCGAATACTGATATAAACTTTTTCCGTCCAGGATTTTTAAATATTGAAGTGACCATCACCACCACAGCAGGGCCAAACTTTCCAGCAGATGGCTTGCAGCAATTAAAGGACCGTACTTTTAATTATATAAACGGTGGTGTTTCCATCGGCGTTGGTCCTGATTTCTTTGAGCTCGATGGGATGAAGATATCTGAAGACCTTCAAAAAACAAGATTATTCACACCAATAAATTCAGTCGTTGGCCATGTGGTAACAGCGTTGACCCTTGAAGACAAGTCGAGCCCTGGTGACGTTGAATCAATAGTTGCTGATCTTAATCAAAAGATAAGGTTTCTTTCCATTGATGATATTAACGTGGTGCTGTCATGACATGCCCTGATGTAACGAATAATAGTGATTTGATTGAAGGTAAACCAAGGGGCAGCATAGTATTAAGAAACTTGATAAATTCGATAAATTCAATCATTCAAACAAATCTTGTTGATCCGGCATGTGATATCGAAAAACAATCATCAATCTTGACAGCTACCGGGATCTGGCTTGATTATATCGGTGAGCGTTTGATTTATCCGCGCCCGTTGATATCTCCAGGTGATTTAATATGGTTTGGTTTTGATGATGCCGGTGTTGGATTTGACCAATTGCCATTCACGCCAGGTGGAGAAACAAAGGTTGGTATTGATGATGAATCATACAGGGCGCTTTTGATCGTTCGTGGTGGTCAATTGTTAACAGACTGTTCATTGCCTTCCCTGGATGCAATCATTCAAGGTGCTTTTGGTGGTGGTCATTATATAGACAATGGCGATATGACAATGGATGTTATCCTTGATGATTCTCAGCCTGATGTCGTTATCATTTCAACCGTTGAATCTGGACTGATAACAAAGCCAGCTGGCGTGAGAATAGAAAATATTTACATTCATGCGACTTCAGGGAATTTTGGTTTTGATGATAATGGTTTTGGTTTTGATCAGGCGCCTTTTATCAGAACCTTTGAAGAGTTGCTTGAACAGTCTATTATACCAACCTATTTGATTGATGATTTTGGTAATAATTTAACAGATGATGCAGGAACCTTGCTTATAGCTTAAGGAGTTTAAAAAAAATGGCACTAAGAACTTTTGCAGATTATGCCGAAAGCGGTGAAATAAAATCAATTATTTTTGATACAACGATAACCGGACATGTCCACGCTGAAGGGAGGATTGGATATGATGCGACAGAGAAAACCCACATATCACAGGATGACATTGAAGAAACCACGCTGAATATAGGCAAAGAGCAATTCATACGGGTTATAAATTTGACCGGTGTTGACATAGCAAATGGCAAAGCGGTAAGGCATGACGGAGTGGATCCAACAACCGAATTGCCAAAGATACAATTGGCCCTGGCAGACTCATTAACAAATGCCAGAATACTTGGAATAGTTACCGGATTAATTTTAGACGGTGAAGAGGGAACTATTGCAACCTTCGGAAAAGTGAGAGACTTAGATACCAGCTTATTGACACAGGGTTTACCTGTTTATCTTAGCGATGTTGACCCAGGTGATTTTGTCGAAACGCCTCCATCAATTGTTACTCAAGTTGGTGGGATATTAAGATCTGATGCAGCAACAGGAATATTGTTTGCTAAAATATCAAACGTGATTTCATTGCCTACCTTATTTGGTATTATGGAAATAATAAATGATGCCTATAATCTGACAACATCCTATCAAGACCTTGTTGATTATCAATCAAGCGATAGCATCAGCATGGTTCTTGATGAATTGCTTGGGACAATGGAATTGCCAAACGATGGTTTGTATCGTCTGACATTCAATATCACAATGACCGTTCCAACATCAACAGGCACAAGAAGCGTGACCATAAATGCAAGGAATAATACAGCTGCAGCGGACGAGGTGACATATGTTATCCCAATACCAAGAGACACAACAGAGGTCAGCAGATCATTTGCGGTTCCTTTCAGAGTTGTTGCCGATGATATTATTGTCATGCAAATAAAGTCAGACGTTGTGATTAGTGGTGTTACCATTGATTCCGTTTCATATGATATTGAATCAATAAGTCTTACATCGTAATTTAAAAAACAATAAGGAGCCCCAAAATGTCAAGAGATATTGATGGTATTATAAAAACAAAATACGCCAATGCTGGTGATGTTGGACTGGGTGGTCTTGATCTTAATGAATTGTGGCCAATGTCATATTCAACACCAGGCGGACAGCACCCACAAAGAATTCAATTTAATCAGCTTTTTAGATATTTATCAGCCCTTGGCGTTGAAATAAATTCATCCGGTCCTTTTTTGGCTTGGGACGGGACAGACCCAGAGGGTCCAGACTATGAGCCTGGTGCTGTTGTAACCGGATCTGATGGGGCTATATACAATTGCCTTATTGCCAATGGGCCAGGATCAACGATTGTTAACCCTGTTGGTGATGTCACAGGTACATGGGTGATAAATTCAGGTAGAGTCGTACAACAGGTTTATATGGATGATGGCGAGGTTTCCACAGGGACAACGGTCATGCCAGCAGATGATTCCATACCTCAAAATACTGAAGGTGATGAGTACATGACCCTTGCCGTAACACCTACGAAATCAACCAATAAATTAAAAATTGATGTAGTTTTTAACGCTTCATTCTCTGTGGAAAATAGATTGACCTGTGCATTGTTTCAGGATTCAATAGCTGATGCTATTGCGGCATGTGGAACCAGAAATGCCGCTACAGTCGTGACTAATATTAAATTTACATTTATAATGATAGCCGGGACAACGAGCGCCACCACATTCAAAGTCAGGTGTGGGGGGAAGGTTGCTGGCACAACGACATTTAATGGTGAAGCCGGTGTCAGAAACCTTGGCGGTGTAATGTCTTCATCAATAACGATTACAGAGATTGAGGCATGATATGAAAATAGATAATTTATGGAAAAGAATTGACAGTCTTGTTACAGGACCAAGCTGTAGGACCAGAGATAATAAAATAATCGAGTGGTCAGATGAAAGAACAATGCCAACTGAAGATGAATTACTTGCTGTGGATTTGGAAGAGGTTGATATAAAAAAAGAAAAAGAAAAAAAGGATTTATCAGACTCAATTAAAAATAAAATTGATACAAGCATTGACGCTATGTCAATAGATCAGTCAGATAAAAATATCTTGTCGTCACTTTTTAATGACATAGCGACAATGAAAAATATTAAGGGTTAACTTTTTCACAAGGATTTTCAATAGCTTCTTGAGATATCCCCAATCCATGCAACAATTTGCAATGGTCTGGGGATATGTTTTTTCCATTTCCCCAACCAGATACCGTGGACCTTGAGATACTATGAGCCTTTGCAAATTCGGTGCATGTCATAAAAAGCCTGGTTGCTATTTCCTTATGAATTTTTGATTTTTCCAATTTTGTTTCCTTTTTTATTTCTGATTCTCTTTTTAATCTTTCCTTGTATCCCCACTCATCAAAGTCACACATTTTTTTTATATCCCTTTTATATTAATAATGTCGTCTTTCCGTATTCGGATGAGTCTGAAAATGTAAATGGTATTCACCATCCTTTGTCTTGTGGAATTTACAGCATTTCTTTTTAGGCCTTACTGGATCATATTCCCATCTATTATTTACCCATCTTTCAACGCATTTTCCTAAGCCTTTATCTTTGCATCTTTTGTCAATGCCTCTTAGCGGTAGCGTACCATGGACTCCATCATCATCAATGCGGTAAAGGCTTGTTAAAGTGAATTCTACACCAAAGTGTTGTTCAGTTTCTATAGCGATTGTTCGCAATAAAATATCGATAAACTCTAATTGCATCAAATCTATTTTCATGATTGTTGCTCCTTTATAAAAATGTTTGTGATATACTCCACCATACTTTTTGACAATATTTAAACAAAAATTAAACAAAGTCAATAAAAAAGATTGACACCTTGAAACAATACATATATTAATCACTATATGATTAACGCCAAAAGGAGGCAACATGACAGACTTTAAGAAGATTAAAGATTATTTGGATGAAGAGAGATCAAAGGGAGCTTTTATTTTTATGCCATCACCAATCCTTTCAACAGATGATTCATTTTACATGCCAATGGTGGAAGTGGTAGAGCTAAGGCCTGATGAAGTTTACAAGGCAACAGGCAAGTATAGAATCCATTACAATGGCCTGCTTAGGCTTGCGGCGGCGGCTGGCTTCGAATGGTCTGCAATAGATACGTGTCGGACAGATGGCCGTACAGATAGGAAATATTGCTCTTTTCGTGCCGTTGGTGGAGTCAGGAAGGCGGATGGTAAGGTCTATTTTCACAAGGCTGAGGATGATATTGATATGGATGTACTTGAGGATGAATTTTTTGACCAATATTCTAACAAGTGGGAAAAGGTTAAGGGCTGCACTGGAAAAGATAGTTGGAAAAAAGACGGCCATAAAACTAAAGATTCATTTGTGAGCGCCATGGTAAGGCGTGACATGATCCAGAAGAGAAAAAACAAACTAAAACTTGTTGAATCTGGGGCAAAAGCCCGCGTCATTCGGTTTGTTCTTGGTATCCAAGGCCAATACAAAAATGAAGCCCAGGTCCTTGGTATGCCTTTTATCATGGTAAGCTATACCCCTAATGTGAATCATCCAGACGTAAGGAAGGCTATATCAAATAACTTGCCAGAATCAATGAATATGATATATGGCGGTGTTAAAGATACCGGACAAATCCCATACGTTAATCAGGACCATGATAACGATGTGATTGATATTCCTGTGGATGATCCAGAGCCGGAAAAAGAGCCGGAACTAAACCAGGAAAATCCAAAATTCAAACCAGATGACAGCAACCAAGATTCCAGCCTTGTTGACTTTCAGAACATCACACCTGAAGAACAGGCAAAAGTATTGAGAAAAATGTGTGATGATTGCGGCCAGGACTATGACCATTATGAAAACCAGGCGGCAAACGGTATCGCAAACACGACACAGCAATGGCGTGACGATTTCTTTATATGGTTAAAAGAAGAAAAGGAGAAAAAATAATATGAAAGTCTTACACACAGCAGACTGGCATTTTCGGGAAAAAGATTTTGATGAAATTTTTAAATGTGTTTCGTTTATAGCTGATAAAGCCATTGAAGAAAAACCAGATTTGATTTGCATATCTGGTGATATGACAGATTCCAGGTTGTTGAATCTTGATTCTCGTTCAGCGCGGGCAATCCTTGGGATTGGTCAATCCATGCTTGATATCGCTCCTGTTGCCATTGTGATTGGAACACCTTCTCATGATGGACACGCGGCACTTGCCTTGAGAGAATGCAGAGGGAAATACCCAATCCTGGTTTCTGATATGCCAGGACAATATATTTATTCAGAAAAAGAATGGACATCAATCAATGATCCAGATGGTCCAAAGTCTGACCCTGAATTTATCATCACCCAAATTCCCCAACCAACAAAGCAATATTTTATCAATGACCTTTCCATTGAAGATACTGAAAAGGCAATTGGAAATGCAATGGGCAACATGTTTGCAGGGTTTGGCATTATTGCTGCAAAGTTTGAAGTTCCACACATTGCAAACGGTCACGGTCAAGTTGGCGGCGCTTTTATTTCCGAGACACAGCAATTGATAGGGCTTGATATTGAGGTTTCAAAAGCACAGCTGAAAACATTGAACGCGGATCTTATTTGTTATGGTCATATTCATAAATCCCAGGACATGGGCGATGGTATTTTTTATTCCGGTTCACCAACCAGAATGAACCATGGAGAAACTGAAGACAAGGGGTTTTATGTTCATAATGTTGATGTGACCGATGGTGAGCATCCAGATTATTGTAATTCAGAATTCATCAAAACCCCGGCAAGGCAAATGATCGGAATCAAATCCGATTATACAAACGATTCAGAATCAATCCCATTGCAAAAGTATATAGATTCAATGGATTCCATGGATGATGATCTTTATAACGGATGCCATGTAAAATTTGAATTGAAGGGCTGGCAAGATGACCTTTCAAATATCAGCCAGGATCAAATCAAGAAAAAATTTTATGATGCCGGCGCAGATCATGTGATTGTTAATTTGATTCGTGTTCCAAGGGAAACGGTCAGAGCAGAAAAAGTTCTTGAGGCCGAAACGTTGCCGGATAAGATAAAAGCCATGGCAGAATTGAGAGGTGAAAAGGTTTCATCTGGCATCATTGATAAGGCTAAATCTATTGAAGCCGGGGAGCAAAGCCCATGGATTCAGGAAATAAAAAAGACTCTCCATGATACAATCGGAAATATTAAAAAAAATATTGATCATCATCCGGTTATTCAACAAATGCTTGACAGAAACGATAGGCTATAATATTAATCATCACATGATTAATTAAAAGGAGAGCAGCTTAAATGAAAAACATATCAATGCTAATCAGGGGCGCAATCGGAATTAAAAAAGGTCTTGGCCGTGATGAAATCTTTTTTGATCTAAAAGACAAAACCGGGCTTGTCGCGTTGGCCGGGCCAAATGGCAAAGGCAAGACAACCTTCCTTGAATTAATGAGCTTATACCGCACATTAGCCTCAAGGAAAGGATCATTGAAGCATCATTTCTTTCTTAGGAATTCCAGGGTTGAGCATAAATTCATTTATGATGGTGACGAATATCACCTGATTTGGAAGATTGACAGTGGATCAGACAAGAGTGAAGCCTTTATCATTGTCAATGGTGAATCGGTTGTAAACGGGAAAAACACCGAATACGACAAATATATCATTGAAAAGTTTGGTTCACAGATCCTTTTCTACAACTCGGTATTTTGCGCACAGGGCAGCGGGAACCTGTCCACCATGACAACCGGCAA